GGTTTCGGTGGAATCAGGGATTTCAACGTCACCCTCGTTGCGACTGCATGCATATCCCCGCGTTGGAGAACCGAGCCGGCGATGTCCGCACCGACCCGTATGAAATGTTCCGCTCGATGTCAGAAGATCAACAAGATAGGACGTTCGGACGCATCAACGCTCGAGCCATCCGGGACGGCGCGGACATCTACCGCGTCGTGAACATCGAGCAGCGTGGATTGGCAACGGCCAAGGCTGCGCAGCGATATGGGACACCATCACGGCTGACGGTTGATGACATCTATCGAGTCGCTGGGACTCGAAAGAACGCGGTCAAGATCATGCGAGACAACGGTTACATCCTTGACCGCGGGCAGGTATCTTTGCCCCTCGCCCCAGGTGTGCGGACGGATGCTCAGGTCATCGCCGCGGGGCGAGGACGCGGGACGCTCAGGATCAACGGTCGGTCCGTAACGACGGGTCGTGCGGCTCGCTTCGACGCCGCCAATACGGGCCTTAGGGATCCCCTGAACCGGTCCACGATGACCGCTGCGGAGCGTCGGCTGTTCGACGCGAACTATCGGCTCGACTACGCCCTAAGGACTGGGCGCATCCCTCAGAGCATCGGCGCCAACAGCGCATCGCGAGGAACTGTCGAGCGAGTCGCGACACCGGAGCAGATCGCGGAGTATCGCAGGCAGCTCGCGCAGCAGATGGCCGTACTCAACAAGGCGGGCACACCGGTTTCAGTGCGCCGTCTGGCTCAGGCGCTCGGCCTGATCTAGTACCTGCTGCACCCGGTCATCTAGTGGCCGAGGATGCCGCGATCCGTGGGGTTCGAGTCCCCAGCGTGAGTGTGCACGCTCACCCAAAGCCCCTCTAGTGGCAGTGGCCCCGGCGCGGACACGGCGGTTCAAATCCGTCCCGGTTGCAGCACCCCAAACTTTCCACCGTCCCGGTGGGGCGCTACGCGAGCGTCATCGCGGTCGGCCGACGGGCCTTAAACGGAGGCCGACGGGCCGTAACCGGAAGGTCAACACACCAGTCATGAAGCGCAACGCGTTTGGTCAACTCATCCACCCCTACATCCGATTCGCCGACGGCGGAGACCCTGGCGGCGGCGGCAAGGAGTACACCCCGCCCGCCACCCAAGAGGATCTACAGAAGATCATCGACGGGGCAGTGGCTCGCACTCACCAGAAGTACGAGGGACACGAAGACCTCAAAGCCAAGGCGCAGAAGTGGGAAGCCCACGAAGCCGCCGAAGCCGCGAAGGGCAAGTCGTCGGCGGCGGCGACCGATTCCGGTCCGACCGACGAAGACGTTCAGAAGCGCATCGACGACGCACTTGCCGCGGAACGACTCCGCAGCGGTTCGAAGCTTGTCAGCCTAGAACTCGACAAGGCGCTGGAAGGCCGAACCGTGGAGCCGAGCAAGCTCATCGGCTTCGACCGGACTGCCTTCGTTACAGCTGAGGGCGACGTCGACAAGGCAAAGCTCACCGACTGGGTGAAGACCAACACCACCGAAGCTCCGCAGCGGCGCCGCGACCCCTCACAGGGTCAGCGCGACGCCCGCACTGACGGCGGTTCGGTGGCAACAGGTCGTGATCTCTACCTCGAGCGACACGGCAAGAAGTCCAACACCTAACTCGGAAGGAACCGGCTATGCCTCGCATTCAGAGCGAGAACGTCTCGTCCGGCGACATGTCCTGGCTCGGTTCGGCTCACGGCATCGGCAACGCCCGCACGGAGACGATCGACATCTCGGCATTCACCGCCAACACGCACTACCCGAACGGCTACATCCCCTCGGGAACCCCCGTCGCCATCGTCAGCGGACTTGCCGTCCCCTACGACGTCACCACGGGCACCACCACGGGAGCGGGCATCCTCGCCGGCTTCATTCTCACGGACCAGAAGGTCGTCGGCTCGACGGACTTCGGCGCCCCCATCATCGACCACGGCCGCATCAACGTGTCCAAGGTTCCGTTCGCGAGCTTTGCGAAGCCGCTGACGGCCAAGGACGCGACGACCTGCGTCTTCGCCTGAAAGGAGGAGTGACACATGGCACTCTGGGCTGACATCATCGACCCCGCCGAACTCACCGGTTACGCCCGCGCTTCTCTCTCGGAGTACGAAGCTGCACGCGGAACCCTGGCACGATTCCTCCCGAACCGCGAGGTTCCGGACGTCGTGGCTCGCTTCGTGGCAGGCAGCACCGGACTTGTCGAGGCCGCGCGCTTCCGCGCGTACGACGCCGAGACGGAGATCGGTAAGGGCAACGACGGGAAGCGGGTAACCCTCGAACTTCCCGCGCTCGGCAAGAAGATCCCCGTTTCCGAGTACCAGCAGCTTCGGCAGCGGAACTCGGCGGACGACACCATTCGCAACTCGATCCTGAACACGACCGACAACGTCGTGCGCGCGGTCGCCGACGCGATGGAACGACTCCGCGGGATCGTCTTGCAGACAGGCAAGGCGACCATCAACCCGACCAACTTCGGAGGCAAGTTCCAGGCGGATGACGACTTTGGTCGCGACGCCGGGCACACGGTCACCGCAGGCTCGGCATGGTCCACCACCAGCGTCGACATCCTCGCTGACCTTCAGTCGTGGACCGACACGTACATCGCCGCGAACGGCGTCGCACCCGGAGCGATCCTCACCAGTACCCGCGTGGTGCGGGCGATCGCGAAGAACGACCAGTTCAAGACCCTTCTCGCCGCTGGCGGGTCGCGTCCGGCGACGATCGAGCAGGTCAGCGACACCCTCGAGGGCGCCGGCCTGCCCCGCATCACCGCGTACGACCGTCGCGTCAACGTGAACGGCACCAGCACGAAGGTCATCGCCGATGACCGCCTGCTGTTCCTCCCCGCACCGGTCGACACCAACGACTGGCAGGGCACGGAGCTGGGTGCGACGTTCTGGGGTCAGACCCTGACGTCCACCGACGAGCGCTACGGCCTCGCGGAGTCGGAGCAGCCGGGCATCGTCGTCGGAACGTACCGCAACGAGGAGCCCCCGCTCATCGCTCAGGTCATCTCCGACGCCATTGGCATGCCCGTCCTGGGGAACGCCAACCTGTCGTTCGCCGCTGACGTTCTCTGATGCCCGCGAAGAAGGTACTCGCTTCGGCGGTGCACGTTGACGGCACGGTCTATTCGGCTGGAACGTCCGTGCCCGTCGAGGTGGCGAAGAAGATCACGAACCCGAAGGCGTGGTCGAACGACGACGAATCTGGGGAGTGATCATGGCGTGGCCGACTGTTACCGCACAGGACATCGTGAACCGCTGGCGGTCCCTGAGCACTGAGGAAACGTCGGTCGCGACCACGCGGATCGCTGACGCGGAGGCTGAGCTGATCATGCAGCTCGGTCTCCGCGGTGTCACGGAGCCCCTGGACGGCGAGCAGTGGAAGGCCGTGTTCGTCTCGACGGTGGTCGAGATGGTGCGCCGGTACCTGCTGAACCCGGACGGATGGTCGTCTGAGAGTGTCACGATCGACGACTACCGGGAGGACTACCGCCGCGACAAGGCGGCGCCGACCGGGTCGATCTACGTCACCGACGATGAGCTCTCGAAGCTGCTGCCCCGCCGCAGGCGTCGGGCGTTCACGATCCGCCTGGGGCAGACGTGAACCCCGGTGTGCTGCTGCGCGGTCGCGCAGTCGCCGAGTCCCTCATGACCTCGAAAGTTCGTGTTCGACGTCGCAGTACGGAGAAGACTCGGAACCCGGAGACGGGGCGCGAGGACTACACATGGACGGTGGTCTACGAGGGCCCGGCGCGACTGCGGGGGATCGGAGCGCAACCGCAGGAAGCGGACGCCGCCGGTCAGCAGGTCACGGACCGTCCGATGACCGTCTCATTGCCGATCGCTGAACACCCGGCGATCACGGTCGGGTCGTCATCTGCGGTGCGGGTTGACGATGTCGGATCCCTGCTCGAGAACCCGGACGATCCCGCCTCGGTGGGCATGTTGTTTCGGGTGCGGGATGGACACGTTCAGACGCACTCGACCGCGAGGCGACTGCCGGTGGAGGTGACCTCGTATGCCGGATGAGATCGGGATCGATTCGTCGGACTTCTCACGTCTCGTCGGGGATGTCTCTCGCCTGCCGGTGGAGGCGCAGCGTTTCCTCCCGCAGGCGCTCGAGGTGACCGCCGGGAAGGTGCGTGACACCGCCCGGAAGAACGCGACGGGCATGGAGCACGCTCCGGCGTTCCCGCAGTCGATCACCTACGACTTCGTGGGTGACTCGCACGGTGGGGGAACGCTCGGTGCGTTCATCGGCGGACGCGGTGCGCGTGACTACGCGATTGAGGTAGGCCCGGACAAGGACCGCCCGCAGGGCGCTCTCGGGAACCTGATCGAGTACGGGTCGGTGAACAACGCGCCGCAGGGGATCATGCACGGCGCGCTTCAGGAGCACGAGGGCGACCTCGCGCGTGGTGCAGCGAAAGCGGTCGATGACGGTCTGCGGGCTGCGGGGTTCCTGTGACCCCGGAGCAGATCCGTGTCCTGATCGAAGCCCACGTGACAGCTGTGCTCGAAAGGCTGAAGGAAGACGCCGAACTGTCGGACGCAGTGTTCGAGGGCGATGTCGACGGAAACCCGGAACGGTACGTGAACGTCCACCACGACACCGGCTCCTACTCGTCGCACGACTTCGCGGACCAGTCGGTCGACGTCGCGGTCACCTTCACGATCCACAGCGTCGGCATGTCCCGCTGGCAGGCGGTGTGGACGTCCGGCCGTGTGACCGGGCAACTTCTCCGGTTCATTCCTGCGATCGAGGGTCGCCGCTGCTTCCGCATGGAACCGGTGGGCACCCAGCCCGTCACTCTCGACCGAGATGTGACACCCCCGAAGCACTTCGCCGTGGACCGCTTCGTGCTCCGATCCATCCCCGCATAGGAGGTGCCGTCATGGGCTTCACGTACACGCGGGTGCGCGACAAGCACACCGGCCACGAGTACGACGTCCTGTCTCACCGCGTCGACGAGTCGAAGCATGAGCTCGCCGACCAGGACAGGTGGCCACCGACAGGACACCCGCGCCGGCCGCGACACAACGTCAAGGGCCCCCGCCCTGCGAGGACGGCCGCCAGCGGCGTCACCGGCCTCATCGAGAGCGCGGAACACGCCGCGACGCCCGTGAACACGGAC